TGACTTATCTTTTCTTTATGAGATTTTTCGAGAAGACTCATCTCTTTATCAATAGCCTTTTTTTGTGCCGCTAAGTCATCATCGAGATTATCAATTTTATCATCATAGAACTTATTAATTCTATCTGTTTCGGAATCATAAAACTTTTCTTTTTCTTCTTTTTCGACTTCTAAGGAATCAATTATTCCGTCATAATAATCATTGAACATTGAAATCCTTTCGTCATATTCTTTTTCAATGCGTTCTTTTATTTTGGATATGGCTTTATTTGCTTCTTTCACCACATATCCTAATGCAATTACAACAGCCGTAATATATGGTATCGCACCTTTAGCCGCAGTACCAATACTTTTAACACCCTTAGCCGCTCCCGAAGCAGATTTTGCAGTTGTATCCAAGGATTTAGCATGTGCTACTTCTGCAGTTGTATCTGCTACGGTTGCTTTGGTTTTTTTATTTACCCACCCAACAAGTGATTGATAAACTTTGATACTATTGCTACTAACAGATAATAGAGGCGACATCACCGCAACTAATCCAGTAATTGCCAATGTAGTATTTCTTATAAAAGGCGGTGTATCTGCAAAAGCATCAACAACCCACACTAAGGCTTTTGCCAAAACTTCGGCAGCCTTTGTAAAATCCTCCGCATTTTCGCTGAATGCTTTTGTGAGTTCGGAAGTAACATTTGCTTTTAATTTATCTATTACATCATTAAACTCGTTTGCACCGTCTACCGCTTCCTGAGACATTATTAAACCAAGATTTTGGGCTTCATCTCCAAGTTCGCGCAATGCCGCTCCCCCATCATCAACAATACCCGCAAGGTCATTAGCAGACTTACCGAATAAAAGCATTGCCAGTTGGTCTCTCTCAGTTTCATTTGCCACCTTTGAGAGAGCATTTAAGACATCATAAAACACCTCAACTGCATCTCTTGATTTGCCTGAAACATCAGTTGTAGATACACCTAACGTTTTCCATGCCCCTTTAACCTCCGATGATGTACTTATCATATTTTTAGTCATCTTACGGAGAGCACCCGTCATATCTTCGAGTTCTACATCTATCAAATCGGAAGCATACTTAAATTTTTGTATTTCTTCGGTTGTAAGTCCTGTTTGTTTTGCGAGAGTATTAAGTTCATCAGCGTTTTGACCTGCCTTTACAAGACCTGCACCAATAGCGGCGAGTGCTCCTGTGGCTACCGTAGACAATGTCCGGGTCTTACTTGCAAAATCGTCAAGTTTCTTAGTAACCTTCTCCGATACATTACCCATATCTTCAAGTTTCTTAGAATAACCCTCTATGCTCGCTTTAGTACGCTCGATATCATTTTTAGCCGCATACATTTTCTTAGCAAGTTCTTCTGCCGCTTTAGAACTCGCACCATTTGCAACAACTTCCTCTTCATAAGCATTTTTTAGAATATCAAGTTTTTTCTTTTGTAAAGAGAGTTTATCATTTAATGATTCAATACGCTTTTTCAAACCATCGGATGAACTGCCCCAGTCATCCATTAAAGCGGCTGTAGCCTGAAATCCTGTCTCAATATGTTTTATTCCTGCGTTAAGGTCTGTAATACCTTTTTTCCATTCGGTAGTATCGAGACCTACCCTCGCCATTAAATCATTTGCATAATCAGAAGGCATTTATAACATTCCTTTCTAAAAAATAGATATAATAAAAGCACCCTTTTCAGAGTGCTAAAAAATCAAAAAAATATTAATTTTTTTTAAAAAAAGTCTTGACATACGTTTAAACGTATGGTATAATATAATCAAAGAAAGGGGGGATAAAAATTGATTGAGTTAATTACAAAGATAGCCGAAATGATAAAAGAAATCGCATTAGTCGTGAGTGCAATACTTCTTATTATCAAAACGGCTACGAAAAAGGGGGATTAAATCCCCCTCCCCTCAGGGGGTAAATATATTATAACTCAATCGTATATTAAAATGCAAGTGTTATCTTTAATTTTCAGTATTATTTCTATGCTTGCCAGTATCATATTGCTTATTCTTGTGATACGGTGGAAAGGAGACAAATAATGGCAAATCGTGATTATCAAAAAGAGTCTGCTTGGGAACGCAAGGCATACCAAATTTTCAGTTTTAAAGCACGAAAAGATAATGGAGAAGCCGAAAAACTCAAAAAAGCAATGGGAGACCGTTCTTTTGCAGATTGGGTGAGATTTCACCTTGAAAAAGACATTGCAGATAATTAAAAACATTTGACAAAAATGCCCTTTTAGTCCTTAGACTATTAGGGCATTTTAAAATATCTTATCCGCCCAACTCGCCTTATCTACTGTTGTTTTTCGGTATTTCTTACCATTGCGAATAACTATATTATCATCTGTGTCAACTGTATCAGATTCCTTAGAAGCCCTTAATTTGGCTTGCAGAGACTTTCTATAGTCAAACAAATAATAAGGCAGTATTCTTTCTATATCACAACAATCGAGCGTTTCGAGTGTATAAGCAGGTACAAGACGAATTATGATTGCTTCAACTTCATAAAGCCAATCATACGGTAACGAATATTCGTCATTTTCTTCGTTACCGTCTACACGTTTGGGAGAGTTACCCCGTTATCTCTCATCATTTTAAGCACCCGTTGAATAATCTGCCCTGCAACTGCGAGAAGTTGTTCAACGTCGGTATGCTTTAATAATTTTTTCTTACTGAATCTGTTTCCGTAAAAACGGCACACAAATTCTGATATTATATCTATATTGGATTCATCCAAAGTATTTACATCTTTAATTTTGACCGCCTGTTTAAGAAAATCCCATGTAACACGGTCTTGCGTATAGGTTTTTATAACCTCATTATTCTTATTATAAAAATGCAACTCTATAGGCGTTGCCATGATATTACCCTCCGTTTAATTAGGCAAAGGGACGGTTTTGAGCCGTCCCTTTATAACTGTTATTAATCTGTTGTACTTTCACCATTTGAAGCGTTAGCTGTAGCCGTAACCTCAGGAGGTGTCTGCACCTTATCAAACCAAGTATCCTTCTTGGTGAATTTTTCATCTGTTGTGTCTGCTTTTACTGCCTTAACACCGCCTACCGTATCTTTATCGAGTTGGAACTCATGAATAGTAGTAGCAGGTGTAAAGGTTAATTCGGTGGTATTTACAGTAATATTGCCCTCTTTGGTTTTTGCGTTCTCCGCTCCCAAAGAGAATTTACCTTTAAGATACTGGAAATAGCGGTATTCTCCGCCACCAAGTTCAGTTCTACCCGAAAGAGTACGCCACGGAACTTTTTTAGATGTTCCTGCATCGTACATTTCGCCCGTTTCCTCATTATAGTGCTTACCTACAAGCACTGCCGCCAATTTACAGGGAACACCCGATACGATAATTTTAACATTGCCGTCACCGTCAACAATATCAATATAGCGCACCTTATTGTCATAAAACCTTTTTAAGGGTGTAGAAGCATTGTCCTGAGTAATCTCAGCAACGGGAGCCAGATACTCAGGTGTTTTTGCTTCATATTTTTCCTTGGTATCTGTTATAACCTCAGATGAATGGAGTTCATCACAACCTATAATTTCACCATAGATATCTTTGTTTTCCTCTGACATTTGTTTTACCTTCTTTCATAAAAATTAAAATCACACCGCCAACCATAATGCCCGGTGCTTTTCTGAAAAGGAATTCTTCCCTCATTTACTCTTAAGAAACCATTGGAAGTAAATGCTGAAACGATTTTTTTAGGGGTATCCCGCATAACATTGATATCACGATAAAACATACTGACCTGAATTTTAGTAATGCTCGCACGTTCTTTGTTATCAGCAGAAGCGGCAGAAGAATCTGAAACAAGAAAATAAGTGATGAACGTATCAGGCATTTTCCCTCTTTCATCCTCATTCCAATTTTCAAATTCATAAGGTATTGACAAATCTTTCTTTAAAGATTTAAGTGCTGATTCTGCAGAAGTTATCCAATCATTCAACAGGTATACCCTCCTTTTTCAAGACTTTTTTTATTGTTGCATTAATTTGTCGCTTGTTATTATCTACTGCAGGACGAACGAAAGGGTCGGGGAATTCGGGTGAGTGACCGTCACCGTATTCTTGAAAAACACCCTCAAAGGCTTCGGGATGTTTATCTAAATCTATGCCTACTTCCGCATAAATCAAATTGCCTTGCTGTTTTGCCTCTATAACCTCTAAGGCATTCACAACATCACCTGTTAAACGGTGTCTTTCCGCTCCCTCTTTCATGGTTTTTTCAACAATGGGCAATGCTTCATTTATTGCTTTTTTGCAAACATTATCAATATTTTTTCCAGCCGCTTCGATTCGTTCAAAAAACTCTTCCATTCCCGAAACACTAAATTTTGCCGATAAAGCGTTTTTACCGTAGGATGATTTGCTCCATTTCTTAGCCATAATTAACCCTCGCTTGCAAGATAGATTTCGGTAATATCGTTCTTTTTGAAAGTACGGTATATTTGATATCTTATCGGTTTGCCGTTTTTATCTGTACAGTATTCGGCTGAAGCCTCACCATTATAGTCTTGGGTCCATATTTCAAGTTTGTATTCGGCTTTGAGACCCCGTGAAGAGGCTTCAAAAAATTCACTTTGTGTAATACTTTTTTCTTCGCAAAAAACGGTATTTTTTCTCTCTGTCTTTACACGGTCAAAACTATCTCCGTCACTTGAAATGCTTATAAGTGTTACTTCCTCATTCATTTAGAATAGTCACCACACCTTGACATAGAATCACGTAGTGTCAAATAAGCCTTATGCCATTCTTCACCACGACCCAAAAAATTGTTCGTCCATTTACAATAGAATTTCACGCAAGACATAATCAACGCATCATAAGTATTTTTATCTGTAATATCCACTTTGGAGGTATCAATACCTACCCTGCTCATATCGAGCAGGGCAGCACTGATATCGGAGGATATGTCATCGTTAAGAACATCACTTTTTATTCTCAACGATGTCTTAACTTCTTGTAACATTTATACCACCTTATTCAGTTGCGGTAGCATTAGTTGCGGTAAGTTCAGCGAAAGACTCTTTATCAATCAAAGCAGCCTCATAGCGTGCATACCCGGAGTAGATATAAACGTGACGTTTAATATCCTTATCAGATTCAAGAGTAATATCCTGAACAACGTTTCCAACAACCTTTTTGGGGTCGCCCACCAGTAATTTGCCGTCAGCAACAGCAGATTCAAGGCGAACCTGTGCACCAATCAAAGTGCCTTTTGCACCATCCTGAGCGTTAGGCTGGAAGATAGGACGACCGTTTTTATCAACCATAGAAACGAGTTTACCGTAAAGAGTTGTATTACTAACATAAACTTTAAGACCTGTGCAACGTTTGCACTTGCTGAAAATGTTTGCAATTTCCTCATAAGTATAAACTTCACCTGCTGCATCTGCTTTGTTTGTGGCAGGCAGAGACGTCTCAATAGTTGCAACTGTATCTGCAGCCAAGGCTCCGCCAACCTGGTCAGCAATATCTTTAACGATAAATGCCTCCAAGGCATCTATAGACATCTTTGCGGCCGCATAGGAAAGTTCCACGGTAGCAGTAAAATCATGACCGTTAAGTTCAATTGTTTTCTTAACGTCAACGAGTACGGCATCTGCCTGACCCTCTGCCGATTTCGCTTTCTTGGAAGCCTTACCCGATGTAATAGATTCTCTCACAACCAATTTAATGGCAACACCGGTGCGGCGAAGGTCGATATCTTCAAGTATCGAGTGCTGTTCCTCGCAAAGGTCCCAAATTTTATCAAGGGTCTGCACGGGTATAGCAGCGGCTTCGGTTGTTGTAGTAAATAAATTTTCAAAACCGTTTACACTTGCAAACACCTTACTCTGTTCGGCTGTGAGTTTAATTCCACGCAGATTGTTGTAAAATGCTTCACGATAAATATTTTCCTGAGATTTAACAACAGTTTCCATATTCTCACCTCCTGTCATATTTTCTAAATTTTCAGGCACCTTCACAGCCTTATCTTTAAGGGCATTGAGGTTTGCCTGCTCGGTGCGGAAATTCTCGAAATCCTTATCGAGTTTTTCTACTTCTTTTACCTTTGCCTCATAACCCGCTTTATCGGCATTCTTTAAAAGATTCTCCGCCTCGGATAAAAGGCTGTCACGCTTTGCTTTGTACTGTTCAAAATTTTTAAACATTTTTAATTTCTCCCTTCAATTTTAAAAGATTTAATTTTTCTTTTTCAAAACAAAAAGCCGGATTCACACCCGACCCTTGAATTGCATTTTTAATTTTTTCTATTACCGCTTTTGGTAATACTCCGCTCTCGGAGGCAACTAATTGTAAATTTTGGCAAACTGCAATTTCGTCAACCAATCCAAGATTCACACATTCCTCTGCAGTTAGCCAACTTTCCTTATCCATCATAGCAAGGGCTTCCTGTTGAGATATTCCACATTTAGCCATATACGCCGCACTAACCGCTTCATTGGCTTTCTTTAGAATTTCGGACTCCTTATCCATTGCATGATAATCGCCACGTGCCATTGATGAAACATTATGTATCATCATCATTGCAGTAGGTGCAATATCGCTGTGACCTGCGCAGGCTATAACTGATGCTGCAGAAGCGGCAAGACCTACGATATGAATATTGACTTTACCATGATAAGACCGCAGCGCAGAATAAATATTACTTCCCGCAAATACATCACCGCCACCGGAGTCAATATATACATCAATATCCTGTCCGTTTGCACTTTCTAATGCATCTATAATCTGCTTTGGAGACGTACTATCCATTTCAAACCAGTCATATACCCACTTATCATCATTAGGAATTATTACACCCTTGACATCAATCCTCATTTTTGTTCACCTCCTTCTGTAGGTGCAGTATCAAGACGTCGAATAGGTACATCCCCGCCGTCTACCGGCGAAAGATTAAATACACCACGCCATTCATTTGGTGTGAGAGCACCTCTATCAACCATCCCAACAAGAGCAAGTTTCGTCTGTAATGTTGCACACTGTAAATTGCTTGCATCAAAATAAATTCTGTTGCCTGCTGCTCTTTCACGCCTCGTAAACAGTTTACGTGTATATTCATTGGATAACTGTAACGCCGCAGGCTCTATAACACTTTCAAAATATGCATTCCATTCATCTTCGGTATAATTGGAATGAACAATTTTATCATTAGTGTTAAAAAATGCATATACACGTTCTTTGGCTTCTTTTGTCTGTGTTACATTTGGAACATAATCTTTCGGCTCTACCCTGACAATATCACAATCACCGGATACACCTGCCGCACCGAAAGTTTCACTTTCCACGCTAAGATACGTCTTTGAAAAATTCTTAACATTTTCTTCTAAATCATCATCTCTGAGTTTATTAGCATATTTAAGAATCCATCTAATAACCCCTGAATTTTTTATCGCCTGCACAATTGATTGGTCTGCTATAGTAATAACTTCCATTAATTGCGTCAATGCAGTTGCCGGGCTATCACCAAAAATATTGTTTTGGTTAAGGTCATTTCGCAAATGTATTAATTGGCTATAAGGAAATATACTGCTATTTCCGTTGATAAAGAAAAATTTAATATAAAGTTCTCCGCTCTCGCTATAAATACTTTCTGCGCTAACAGCAGGCACAGGATATAATTCAATAGGAACACCTAAAGAATCCCTTAAAATAACAATAAAAGCATTATTATTTAGTGCTAACTGTGTAGCCACTTTTTCCTGTAACACCTGACCGCACATATAAGGATTCGGCTCCTCAAGCAAGAAACGAATATATGGCTCAGGATTTATAACCGTTTTTTCTGTTGTTTTTCTGATGTGCTTTGCAAGAAGTTTTCCAATGGATTTTGCATAAGGTCGTATCGCTGACCTTACCATATCAGAATGATACAGATTCCCGTTAAATGAATAATATCCGCTCCCACGGTCTGCAATCATTTTATACCGTACACCTACACTAACATTTCCAATAGCAGATTTGATTTTACTCAGTAAACCCATAATTTCACCACCTTTAGCAAAGTGCTTGATATTCGTCAAACTTATCCTGCAACACCACATAGGCATCTATAAGGGCAAGTGTGCCGTCTATTCTTTGTGTCCTATCCAAACCTTTTATAGGCTGTATGTTACCGTTAATATCCGTTTTTATGCAGGTGTTAATCAAACACCATTTATCAATAGGGTGATTGTTATAAATAAATCTTTTAGCCTTGAAATCCGCTTCCATATCTTTCATTGGTTGCGAAAGGGTGGCGATACCTTGCCGTATCGGTATCATTGCCTTTTTGCCGAATTCCGCTTGAAATTCTCTCAATAAAGATTCGTCGATATGCCAAGGGTCATACCCTATGTACATTGGGTATATATCCTCAACGTCGCGCAATTCCTTAAACCATTCCAGGAAAACCCTCTTTTCCACTTTGTGTCCCTCAACGGTCCTTAGCAAACCTTTCTGTCTCCATAATTCATACGGCACAGAATCTCTGCCCCTACGATTACCTTGATTTTCATACTCATCTATTACCGCCTGCGGTATCCAATACATTTGTTTAACATAAATTTTATTATCGTTAGGTTTCATGCATAAAGCCTTTGCAGCATTCAAATCAACACTATCTGCTGCATCCATTCCTCCGATACAATACTTGAACTTCATTTCTTCAGGTATGAGTTCCTCGTTGTTCAGGTATTCAAAACGCAACCACGCACTTTCACCCGTCTGCGGAATATTAAAATCTTTTACCATAGCGGTTGGTTTGAATGAAGAATCCGCCTTTGCCTTATCAACCATTTGTCTCAAATAATCATAACTCTTAATGGTCCCAAGACCTGGATTCGCTTTTATCCAACAATCTTCTTTATCCCATTCCGATGGTTTATCCAGTTCGTAAATCAAGGGTAAAAAGCGTTTGTTATTTTCCTCACCATAAATTATTTTTTTAGCATATTCATACTGTGAATCAAAAATACCGTTACGAACAAAGCCATTTGTCGTTATACAAAAAAGCAATGGTTGCGACCTTGCTCCCATTGCCTGTTTAATTAAGTCATATATGTCTCTGTTCTTTATCGCTGCCAATTCGTCAATAACCGCACAATGTACATCAAGACCGTCAAGACTGTTTGAATTGCTTGCCAATGCCTTAATATATCCCATATTGTAACGGAAATATAAGTCCGCCGCTCGTTTCTTTATATGTTTTGATAAATTCGGGGATTGAATTATCATCTTATGCGCTGCATTAAAACCTAATTTTGCCTGGTCTAACATAGTGGCGATATTATATATTTGCGGTGACCCCTCACCATCATTGCATAGCATATCTATTTCTATGGCTGCGGTTTCTGTTGTTTTCCCGTTTTTACGTCCCTCAACTATCATAACTTCGTTATATTGACGTAAATTATTATCATCCACAAAGCCAAATATCGCCTGAAATCTTGCTTTTTGAAACAGTTCTAATCTTAGCGGCTGTCCAATTTTACCGGTCGGAAGTTTACAAAAACGCTCTATAAATTCAATATGCTTTTGTGCTATATCATAATCAAAATGAAATTCACCAGGACAGGCATATTGATTCAAAAGTCGCTCCGATTGACGTTTCATTTTTTCATTTGCGTTTATTTTTCCGTCATAAATCTGCGAAAAATAATACTCAAATTCGGTCATTTTTTACCACCGCTGAGGAATGAAAGAAGTTCATCATCACTGCCGCTCCCGGTAGGTATCAAATCAATAAATGTTTTCACAAGTGCATTATATCTTCCTATCATTGTGTTATATGATTTTTGTGCGGGGTGCTCAGTTTTTGTTTTAAAGCCATTTCCGTTTACAGCCTCTATTACTGCGCCTTCTCGCTTGATTTGTGTTTGCAATTTATTCAGTGTCGTATCCATAAATTTAATTCTTGAAAGAAGTTTTTGAGCGACGGGTTTTCTGTTTTCATCCATAAGTTCTAAAAGTTCTTTCAATTCTTTTATATTTTGGTTTTTTACACTCATTTTAGGCTTTTACCCCCTTTATGTGAATTTATCATCCGTAAAATCGGTTGTCCCCTCTCGGTCCCCAAGGAGAATAACATGGTTTTATTTTGAGGGGGGAGTATCTATATTAGGCATCGGATTTCCATACTCATCAAACCAACATTTTAAAGTTTTGTCAGTAATAAACGGATGTACCTCTTCTCTATCATGGCAATCTTTACAGTCATATCGCAAATTATCAAATGATAGTGTTATATTTTCATCATAAATGTTCTCAGGTGTTAGCGGAATTTTATGGTGAACAATATAGCCTAACTTTTCTTTGCAAACTTCACAAAGTCCACCATCTATAAGTACCCTGCTATTTATGTAAGCCTGTCTGCACTTTTCCCATTTACGACTTTTGTAAAACGCTTTTGCAAATTCTTTCAAACCTTTATCCCCACACTTTTGTACAAACAAAAAAACGAGCATGTAGAACGATTCGTAACTGTTCCGCTTGCCCGATTTTTTACACTACAATATTAACACATATAAACTTGCTATGACTTGCTAAGTTTTAAAAAATTTCCAAAAAATGCTTGACATACTCGTACGAGTATGATATAATATTAATGTAGTCAAGAGAGGACACTCAAACTCCTAACACGAGAGCAAGGAGGTGAGCGCATGACAGAAACTACATTGATTTTAATCATAATGCTTCTTCTCTTAATCGAACTTAAAAAGTAATCCGCTAAAATTACTTATCAGTTCCCTCTTGACTACGCTCTCATTATAACTTAAAAGGGTGGTTTTGTCAATGGGAAATACATCAAGTGAAGTTAAACGAAGATATAATAATAAAGTTTACAAACAAGTAAAAGTAGAATTAAAAAAAGAATTAATTCAGTCTTGGGAAGAAAAATTATCAAAAGATAAAATCACTAAAGCGGCATTTATAAGAAAAGCCATAGAAGAATATTTGAATATATTGCCAGAGGAGTAACCTCTGGCTTTTTTATAGAACTAAATGTTGCAATGCCTCGCCATGAATGTGATTAATTCTGTCTATGCTGTACCCCAATCTTTTTGCAATATCCCACAAAGGAACAGTTTTATGGTATTGTCCGTCTGGTTTGCCTATGTACTTTAGATGTATTACTCTACGCTCAGTAATATTAGACAATTCGCTTACCGCCGCCATAATCCTAAACTTAACACTTTCGAGTTCGTCACGTTCCCGGTCTATAAGATTAACCAGCCTTTCCATCCTCTCGATAGCGTTTTCAATTTTATTAACTCCGCCTGAGCCTCTCGGCATTCCGCTCGTGTTTACAGGAGAACTTGTCGCATTGCTCCATAGTGCCTCCAGTTCATCTTCTAATTCCTTAATTCGACCTTCGATTTTTGAGAAACTGTTAAGCAGTTCCTTTTTCTCTTTGCAGGTCATTAATTTCCTCCTTTGTAATCTTCCTCAGAAACCTGAGCATTTCAAACTGACCGTATGTAAAATGGGTACCGTGCTTTCGGTTATAACGTTCTATAACTGCGGTGTAAGGTCTTATCGGAAGAACGTCAGGTACTGTTCGGTGGAATGTCTGTTTTGGTTTACGGTTGTCCTCGTTCCTCACACTCGACCATTCTTTTTTCTTCTCCGCTTTACAATCGGGGCATAACTGCATTTTTATCTTATGCGTTTGAAACCCCTTACCGCACCGCCTGCAAACTTTGGTATAAATCTTACCTTCTGCCACTGAATACACCCTCCAACCAATATGTAAAATCGGTCAATTTCTCGGCAAACCATTCTTCACTGAATATTGACGGCTTATAAAACGGACAACTCCAACCGCAACCTTTTCTGATTGAATTATCCCGTATACAGCGGTTATAACCTTTCTTCCGCATTTTCTTGTAATATCTGCATTTAGACATTGTTATCACACTCCCACTCTTTCACCAAATCAGGTAAATCAGAAATCAATATAACACCGTCATTTGACTTATCTATCAAAAATTTAGCAAATTCTTTTACACATTCCGCCATCACCGTTTTCCCTCCAAATGTTCAATTTGAAATTGAATATACTGAATAGCCTTGTTAAGGTCCTCAACAGCCTTTTCCTTGTCGCTCATACCGGCGCTCTTTTTAAGTCCGGCACGAACTATGTACTTAACCGCATTCCCAAGTGGAAAATTCAAATTCTTATCCAGGATAAAGTCCACCGTCTCAATCTTCCCGTAAGTGTAATGTGACGGATGATGCACTGCATCGTTTATTTGCTCTGCCATAATTTTTCCTCCTAATCCAACAATTCAAATAATTTATTCATTGGACACTCTTCGCATATAGCATCCAAATCATCCTGTTTAGAGCAGATAAAAGGGTATTTGCAATATCTGTCGCAAAATTCCTCTGTAATTTTCTGCAATTCTTTGCTATTCATCCTGCCTCATTCTTTCATTTTTGAAAATAACCTCACCCTCAGGATTAAGGTCTATCCATTTCTGCCTGATGAAAGCCTTATTGTTTTCACGGTAATATCGAACTGCTATATTACCCGTCAGCCTCTTACCGCTATCATCATAACAAACAAAATTCGGTGGCAGTTTAACCATTCGGTAAAATAAATATGGCACACCCGTTATTGGGTTACAACCTGCTCTGATACTGTCTTCAACTATGTAGTATCCCGGCCATGGTGTAGGTGGCTCTTTCCATTTAATTTTATCAACGGTCTTTATCTCCTCAGGCTCAGGCTTTTGAATATTTCTGGAACAAGTCCATTTTCGCATATTCTTTTCCTTAGCAGTGGAGTTTTCACCTTGCCTGCAAATATATGCCGCCAACACACTGTATTCACCATCCGAATAAAGCGCTGTATACTGCGGCGGTCTTGCTTTTTGACTTGCCTTTATAACCTCTTTCCAAATCTTGGTGATTCTTCTGGTATCAACACCTCTTGGAATAACTATGTGATGATGTAATGCACCCTTGTCACCGAAAGCCGTTGTTTTCACCCACCTGAATTCAGTTTCCGATTCCGCATATATCTTTCTTACTTTGCTAAGAAAAGACGTTAAATGTCTTTTAGCCTTTTCTATATCGCTTGGTCTGTTATGTAACTCATAATGAAGAGTAACAAACCAATCATCAGGTTGAAAGTTTTCATTCAGTATCTGGGTCAGTTTCCTAATTGCTAACTCATTGTTGTAATTTTCCACATCAAGCGGTGTTACAGAGCCTTCTTTATGCTTAGCCCTGGTAAGTTTTTCACCGTATCTGGTAGGATATGTAAACTGCACGTCTACCGTTCTCCCTGCCCTTACCACTCTACGCCAATATTTTCCCTTTTCCATAGCACTCTCTTTTCCGATAAAAAAATAACCTTTAGTTAATACCTCTTATCAAGTGAGAATACGGCTTCGCGCCGTTTATTAATTTCAGAATTTTACATTTTTGTGAGATTCAGGACTGATGTTTTTTACACATCAGTCCAAATCTACATAGTCATCAATATTAAATGACCTTTCAGATGCCGTAAGAGCGGCAATCCCCTCTTCTATTTCCTTTAAATAATCCCTGTTAATCTCTATTAATGTAAATAAAAGCAATCTGCTATCATCAAGATGCGGAAATCTTTTCTCAAAAGAATTTCTTACTTTTTTAAATTTAGTACGATATTCAAATGTTTCTTTTTTAAAAATCCCTTCTTCAACACATCGGTCGAGTATTGCTCTGGCATAACTCCATTTAGCACCTTTTTGTAGTGCTTTCTCTATGGCAAGAACCATAAGTTCAGGTTCAACGCCCTTTTCATATAAGGATTTAATATCCAAGAATGCACCTCGGGAAATCATAACACAAAACCGCTCCTGATACTCACGGCATACATAAGCCAACGTATTGTCACTCACCAGATGTCATCCTCCTGTCCTCCAGCCGCTCCTCAATAGCAGCAAGCCTTGCTCTGATTGTTGCTCTTACCTCGGGCTTGTCTACATGACGGTAACGTTCCTCTAAAAGTTTGAAACCTGTTTTGAGTTCTTCGTCCGTTTTACCTGTATACTGCTCTTTCGCCTTTTCAACATCCTTAGTAAGAGTCAAAAACCTATAACTATGCTTAGGCGGGAGAGTAAGTTTACAATTCGTACCATTACTAAGCAACTTACTGCTGAAATGTTCACAGGCACGTTCGCAGTTAATACAAACAAAACTTTTTCTTGCCGAACAAAAACGGTATGTATCAGCCTCAGTAGTTCCACATCTGAAACATGCCTCAGCCATTACGATTTACCCTCCACCGGCGATTTATCGACTGTCACCTTGTATTGATATTTTCCGCTTTCATCAATCAAAGTGATTTTGGATTTTGAATCCTCAACCATACTCGCCGAAGTAATCCTGCCGTGATTTTTCAAATTCACAAGCAGGCATAAAAATATATCTTTCATTTCAAATCACCTTTTATCGTTTCTAACCGCTGTCTTTGGTATTTCGTTCTCCCTAATTCCGAATTACGCATTACGCATTCTGAACTATTATTCACCGCATAACCCAAGAGTTCGTTGTTATCCGCACGTAACTTCTTTATAAGCATGTCCTTCCGCTCGTTCTCCTGCTCGGCTGTAAGCCACTTATTAACAGCAACCAGGAACATAACAACAAAACACATAAATACTAAAACCAAAAGCCACAACACAGGACCTTCTATAATAATGAATGAATCCATAATCATTCCTCCTTAATTATCTGCAAAAGTTTATCATCGGTATTCTTGCCTAATTTATAACAGTCACCATGTGAAATATGATTCTTCCAGGCATTATATGAAGCCTCGAATTTTTCTTTTGAAAGAGTACCATTTACAACTAATTTAGCCATTTTTAAATACTTTTTCTGAGCATTGCGCTTATTCTGGTTTTTTAATTTACGAATAACCTTACCCTGTGGCGTAATATATGTATGGAATCCAAGATAACTCACTCCATTTTTAAATGGGAAAATTTGAGTTTTACCGTTAAGACTTAAATCAAGGGTATTTAAAAACTCAGTTATAACATATAAACAGTATTTAATATATTCCTTGCTTGGATGAATTAAATAAAAATCATCCATATACCTGCCATAAAATACTATTCCAAGTTCTCCTGTGATAAGTTTATCCATACCGTCTAAATAGAGTAGCGCAAATCCCTGATTGATTTGATTGCCTAAAGGGATGCCTTTTCCCTCTGTGCTGTCTATAAATAAATTACATAACCAACAAATATCTTCATCATAGTTAAAATGGTATTCCACAATATCCTTTAACTGTTGGTGAGGGATACTGTAAAAGAATTTAGATATATCGCATTTCAGGATATATCCGTTCATTCCGTATCTGTTATAAAACTCCTTCATCTGTTCGCTTAATCGATTAAGACCAAATAAGGTGCCTTTACCTTTTTGTCCGGCACAATTATCGAGAACAAATATCTTTTGGAGATTTGGCAGAATAACATTATCACAGAGGCTGTGCTGTATGACTTTATCTTTAAAAGAGGTTGTTTTAATAATGCGTTCTTTAGGCTCATATACTTTAAATTCTTGATAAT